CCGGCTTTTGTCCACTTGTCCGGAGGTCGAGGAACAGAAATGCTGTCTTTGATTTTGCAGATTTCTTCGAGGACTGTCCGGAAGTCCTCACCTGAGTTGGAGGAGAAAGCACCGGGGACATTTTCCCACACGATGAATCTTGGATATGTGTCATCTGTCGCACACCTCATTTCTCTGATAATTCTCACGGCTTCGTGAAACAGTCCGGAGCGTGAGCCGTCCAGACCGTTACGCTTGCCAGCAATTGACATATCCTGACACGGACTGCCGAATGTGATAATATCCACAGGCGGAAGCTCCGCACCGTTCAGAGTATTGACATCACCAAAATGCTGTACATCCGGCAGACGCTTTTCTGTCACAAGAATCGGATACGGCTCTATTTCGGAATTCCAGACAGGCTGTATGCCTGCTAAAATTCCGGCAAGTTCAAATCCGCCTGAACCGGAGAACAGACTGCCAAGTGTCAAATTTTTATGTTCCACAGCTACCTCCAATTCAGACGTACTGAATTTTCCTGTCATTCTTTTGAAAGACCAGAAAATAGCAGTGATATTTTCGTGCATGAACCTGATGACGTTTCTGCCAGTCCGCAGTCAGGCGGTTCTTAGCAAGCAGAATAAACAGGTCTTTTGGATAAAAGCCAGTTTCTGTGGCTTTGTTTACGATAAATACATGACTCAGGTACTGCTTTCCGCTGCTTACCTTGTCCTGACACTTGAAAATCAGAATACCGTCAGTTTTCAGGACTCTGTGAGCTTCTTTGAGCATATTAGCATAGCAGAGATGCAGGCTTTTTTCATCGGGATATACACCAAAACGCCTGCTGATGATGTTGCCGTCAGTGCTGTCCAGCGATTTTCCCTTTGATGCCAGAAAAGGCGGGTCAAGCATCATACAGAAAATACTGCTGTCCGCAAGCGGAAGATGCCTTGCATCCGCTTGTGTTACATCTTCGGACTGCGGACTGATGTCAAATCTGTATTCCGGTATGCTGATGCCCGTTCCTCTGTAAAAAGCACCCGTGCTGAATGTAGGGTCACAGTCAATTTTTCCGTGCGGAACATGGAGATTCAAAATATTCTGAATTATCTCGCTTTGGCTGTAACTGATACTTTTAATAAGTTCACGCATCGTCTGTCTCTTTGCAGAGAGCAAGAAAATCATCCCTGATTCTGGTATCTCTGTAATAATCGACTACTGACGGAATTTCGTGTGTATAAACTGGTCTGCCGATAATGCCCGATAAATAGTCGTAAAAATGAAACAGGTCATCACCTTTGAGCATGGCAATGCCCGTGTATGCCATCACGACTGCACATTCATGCTTGGTCATGCTGTGCCTCCTCTTTCGGAACATCGGCATAATCAATCCGCTGACCGTCACGAATGACGAAAATATCAGCACTTTTGCCATTTTCAGAGATGTACTTTCTGAAACGCTCCACAGCGACATCCACGAACTTTGGCTCTAACTCAATACCATAGCAGATGCGGTCGAGCTGTTCACAGGCAATCAGTGTCGATGCTGAACCTAAAAATCCGTCAAGCACCAGACCGTTGGACTGTGTACACTGCTGAATCAGATAGGCAATCAGCGGAACAGGCTTTGAGCTTGGGTGTCCGCACCCGTCCTCTTTGGAATTTTTGATGCGGTCAAATTCAAAGACAGTTTTCTGTTTCTGGTCGCCGTACCAGATGTGCTTTCCGTCTTTCCGCCAGCCCCAGATAATGGGTTCGTGAATATATTTCCAGTCAGTTCTTGTCAGCACAAGCCTGTCTTTCTTCCAGACCAGACCTGCACCAACCTTGAAACCTGCATCTTCGTAGGCATCATGAAATACACGGGCTTTCGATGTCGCATAAAACACATAAATGCTCGCATCCTTTGCCATTGCTTCATGGAATCGTTCAAAGGCGGATTTCAGAAATTTGTAGCCCTGTTCATCATCGAGGTCATCATTCTTGATTTTTCCCGATGTACTGGTTAAATTGACGAGATATGGCGGGTCTGTGCAGACGAGGTTGACTCTGGTATCACCGAGCAGAGCTGTATAGGTTTCCGGCAGAGTGGAATCTCCGCAGACAACCGTATGCCTGCCGATATGCCAGACATCTCCGGCTTTGGAGAAACACGGCTTTTCGAGTTCCTCATCTACATCGAAATCGTCCTGCTGTGCTTCGTTATCATCAGCGAACAGGTCAGCGAGTTCTTTTTCGTCAAAGCCTGTCAGACCTAAGTCAAAGCCGAGATTTTGCAGTTCTTCCATTTCCACTGCTAACAGCTCATCATCCCATCCGGCATCGAGTGCCATTCTGTTATCTGCCAATATATAGGCTTTCTTCTGTGCTTCCGTGAGATAATCCACATAGACACACGGGACTTGCTGTATGCCCTCTTCTTTGGCAGCGGCAATTCTGCCATGACCTGCAATGACGTTGTATTCCTTGTCGATAATGACAGGATTGATGAATCCAAACTCACGCAGGGAAGAGCGTAATTTCTGAATCTGCTCTTTGCTGTGGGTTCGTGCATTATTCACATAGGGAATCAATTGATTGATGTCCACAAGTTCAAAGTCAGTAGTTGTTTTAGTCATACAATTTCACCCGCCCTATCATTTTCTGAAACTGCCGTTCCGCACCGTCAATATCACCAGAAACGGCTTGCTTCCTGAGCGTATTAAATTGCTGAACGGTCAGCAGTTTCAGTTTTTTGTAATATTTCAGTTTCTGAATCATTTCTCGTAAAGTGTACATTTTATCTCCCATTCTTGCGGTGTAGGATTCGTTGCAGACCTTTTCGGGCATCCATGACATTGCCTTTTTTGGCTTGCCCCTTGATGGTATTGTACTGCTGTTTGGTAAGATGCGGTCTGCTGTCCTTGAGTTCTCTCCAAAAAATAGAATCTGTATTTGATTTCATAATTTCCTCACTTTCTGTTCCGGAGAAGCTGTTCCATCAGGTCATCCTGCGGATTTCCCTGAAATTCTGTCGAGCAGTTCTCACGGACAATTGCAAAAATCTGATTCCAGCAGATGTTTGCCTGTTTCAGATACGACTGACTCATTGCAACATAAGGAGATGCAATCGGAGCAGAAGTTGTCGGATGTTTCGCAATATAGCCAGTTTTTGAGATTACTTCCTCACAGTGAATCCATCTCGAAACGGTCATGGCGTACTGCTCTATCAGATATTCGCTGACAAGCTCCGCACATCCACGAGCCTTGAGCCACTCGTAGACGTTTTTATAGACTTCTTCCGCATACAGCTTTGTGCCGTCACGCTGAATCATGGTCATAAATTCTTTCACCGGAGGAATATCAGCAGCTTTCAGTTCCGCAGGCTGCATCATGACTTCGGCACGTTTTCCTTCGCTGATTTTTTCGGTCAGAGCCTTTCGGGGTCTGCCTGCGCCGGGTCTTGCACCGCCACGGTTTGTACCGTCCTTTGCCATGTTTGAATTCCTCCTATCTTTGAATTTTTTGAATAAAATATCAAACATCTGCGTAGTATTGCAGAAATATGAAAAAAGTATAAATTTTCCGTATATGAACAGAAAATTTATACTTTCTGGATATTCAAATTTATAATGGGTCAATATCCCGTTTGAATAGCGTTTTTTGTTGGTGAAAGGGACCGCCGGTCTTTCCGAGATTTGATTTCAGAGAAAATCAATCCCCCCTGCGGTCATGATTCAAAATAATCCCCATCAATAGCGATATTCCGGAGTGCTGTCCTCATTGCCTGTCTTGCGGTCATGGCATGACTTGCAGAGTGCCTGCCAGTTGGTTTCGCTCCACATCAGTTCGTAATTGCCACGATGTGGGACTCGATGGTCAACCACAGTAGCCTGAACGTATCTGCCTTTGGCTAAACACTTCACACATAATGGATGCTTCCTTAGATATGCTTTGCTGACACGCTGCCACTTGCTGCCGTAGCCACGCTTGGCGGCTGACGGTCGTTCAGGATACAGATGCTTATGCTGTTCACAGTACAAACCATCAGTTAAGTTAGGACAGCCTGGGTGCTTGCAGGGTTTCTTACTCTTCATCGGCATCGAAGTCATCTCCGTCACAGTCACAGCAACAGGTACATTCCACATGAATCTTCTTCAGAGCCTTGTGGTGCTGTTTTTTTACCCATTCCACATCTTCACCGAGATGGTCAGCCACGCAGTCCCACGGAAGATTATCAAAGTAACGCAGGCGGAGAATCTCCCTCTGGTCACAGTTGCCGATTGCCATGATGATGCTTTCAAGGCTGTCTTTCATACGGATAAGCTCCGTCAGTTCTGTTTCCTTGTTTTCCAGAATGTCCTCTACCAGATTAGCGAGGGGATGACAGTAGGAAACAGCATCATACAATTCAGACCAGATGCGGTGCTGTGTAATCTGTTCGATAATGCGGTTATCAATATCGATGCCGTTTCTCATGACTTTCTTTGCAAGCATAGCATAACTCCTTTCAGGCATAAAGAAAGCCGCCACAGATACTCTGCAACGGCTTCATCCTATTTTCCTATTTTACATTATAGCACATTATTTAGCTTTTTGCAAGTGTCTGTAACTGTCACGAACTACTAACTTTTTAATGCTGACAATCCTGTCCTGTGAAGTCTGTAACATGATGATTCACTATATCCCATTTCACACATAATATCCTGCCACGGCTTGAATTCGATGTAACGTTTCATCAGGAGGTCACGGGCATCTTCATCCTCTATCTGCTGTATACAGTTTTGCATATTCATAACAAGAGTATCATATTCTTCCTGCGTTTCTCTGATTTCCTCTTCCAGCGTAATAATTTTACAAACAGCGTTTTCAATTTTATTCGGCTCTGGGGAGACAGTTTTCGGCATATCGCTCATGCCTATGCCGTTCATGCCTTCGGCTCTCTGACGCAGAACATAGATTTCATGTATTTTGCGGTTGATACGCTTGCGGAGCTGTTCTGCCTTGTTCCAGTATTCTTTTGCTGTCATTTTCTTTCCCTCCATCAAATCTTCTGAAATTCAGGTGATGTGCCACGGACACACATCATACCAACACGGTCACCATCAGCATTTTCCATAGCAAGGTGATATCTGTCGTCAGTCAGCAGTATATCCGAACCTGTGATTTCCATTGCTGTAATCAGATAGTCGGTATTCACGGCAGCATAGTGCTGTTCTCCCTGTTTTGTGAGGGGCAGTGCATAGCCGACAGAAAACGGAATCTTCTGCCTGCCGTTGGATTTTTTCCATGCCTTAAGCTGTGCGATAGTATAGGGGATTTTGTAAACTGTGCCGTTGGTATCAAAATGATTTGCAATGTTATCATACAGACCGTCAATATCTTTTTCGAGTTCTTCCTTTCTGTCCTCTGGTGCAAAAATCAGACCTTCAGAATGCTTTGATAAGTAAAAAACATAGGGTGTACAGAGAAAGAACCGTCCGTCACGCTCATGTGCCACTGAAAGGGCAGGCTTTGAAAAGAGATACTGGTCATGGCATTTTTTCATGAAACGGCTGACCACTGCATAATTTTTCCTGTCGCTTTTTCTTGCCTGTTCTGCCTGCATATCCCTTTCAAGGTCAATTTTCAGGGCATACAGGGTAGTTGCCACATCATCAGAAAAAAGAATGGATTTCCGGATTAACTTTCCCGTCAGATTGTCTGTTTTAAGGCATTTTTGCCAGTATTCCGCTGCTTTTGTATCTTTCAGCAAAGATATGGCGGTCAGAATTTCAGCATAGATTTCTTGTTTGGTCATAGATACCCTCCTTTTCATTCTTCCAACAGTTCCAGCAGTTTTCTGCCGTCAAGGTCAGAAAGGATTCCAAACCATGATGATTTCAGGAATTTCTCAACATCACGGATTCGTTCCCTTGCAGAAGCTACATCATAATTTTTTCTGATATTTTTCTTGGCAAGGCGGTAATCCAGCAAAGCCCTCTCAACAATTGCCGCTGATAACAATTCATATTGGTGTTCCATGCGAGTCCTCCAATTCTGCCTTAACAGCCTCCATCAATGCTGACTGCTGTCTGTCCTTTTCCTGCAAAGCCTTTAAAATTCGCTCATCAATTGTACCTTTGGTGACAATGTGCTGAATCACGACAGTTTCGGCTTTCTGCCCTTGTCGCCAGAGTCGGGCATTGGTCTGCTGATACAGTTCCAGACTCCATGTCAGCCCGAACCACACCAGACAATTTCCGCCTGATTGCAGATTCAGCCCATGTCCGGCAGAGGCAGGATGTATCAGAGCTACCGGAAGCTGTCCACTGTTCCATTTTCGGATACTGTCGGAGCTGTCCATTGTGCTGAATGGAATATGCAATTTATGAAGCCTGTCCTTGATTCTCTCAAGGTCGTGCTTGAACCAGTAGGCGACAAGAACAGATTTTCCGTTTGCGGCTTCGATGATGTCTTCCAATGCATCAAGCTTTCTTTCATGAATGGGAATAATAGTTTTATCATCTGTATAAATTGTACCGTTTGCCATCTGAGAGAGTTTATTGCTGAGACTTGCGGCATTGGCGGCTGTAATTTCGCCATCTGGAAGTTCAAGAATCAGCTCCTTGCGGAAATCGCTGTATTTCTGTTTTTCATTATCGGAGAGAGATACAGTATATTCGCTCACGACCAGTTCCGGCATTTTGAGGTAATCAGTCGCTTTCATGGAAATTGTAATATCGGAGATTTTCTGATAGATTTCATTTTCGGCAGTTGGCAGAGGTTTATAGGAATACACTATCATGCCATTCCGCTTGTCGGGTTTGAAGTAAGTATTTCTGTATTGTCCGATAAATCTGCCGAGCCGTTTTCCCATATCCAGCAGTCGGAACTCTGCATATAAATCCATCAAGCCATTACTTGAAGGCGTTCCAGTCAGACCTACAATGCGTTTGACTTTCGGTCTAACTTTCATCAGGGCTTTGAACCGTCTGGTCTGATGATTCTTAAAGCTGGAAAGTTCATCAATAATTATCATGTCATAATTAAATCTGATACCGCTTTCTTCAATCATCCATTGAATGTTTTCACGGTTGATAATATAAATATCGGCTTGCTTCCGGAGTGCTGTTAGCCGTTCTTCGGCTGTGCCGACTGCCACGCTGTATGTCAACAAATTCAGATGCTCCCATTTTTCAATTTCTGCTGACCATGTGTCACGGGCGACTCTCAGCGGAGCGATTACAAGCACTTTGCTGATTTCAAAGCTGTCAAATAACAGGTCGTTGATTGCTGTCAGTGTAGTGACGGTCTTTCCAAGACCACAGTCAAGGAATATCGCAGAAACTGGATGATTTTTGATAAACTCAACTGCAAATTTCTGATACTCATGAGGACTGTATTTCATCAATCATCCCTCCAATCTGGCTGACATTGTCCAGAACATAAACCTTAAAGCCTAACTGCCTTAAAAGCCTGTGCCTTGCAAGCTGTAAGGGTCGAGGCTTTTCGCCTGTGGTCTTAACTTCCACAAAGGCAATCTTTCCATTTGGCAGAAGTGCCAGTCTGTCCGGCATTCCGTCAAATCCGGGAGAGGCGAATTTCAAGGCAAGTCCGCCGTGTGCTTTCACGGCTTGACGGAATTTCTGTTCAATTACTTTTTCTCGCAAGTGACGTATTCCTCCCAGCTTTCTTCAAAGGCGATGAGAATTTCATCATCGGCATTGGTGCGTTCCAGATAGCAGCGAATCAGGCGGTGCCAGCCGGTATATTTTCCTCTGCCGTTCTTCGGAAACCTGTCCTTGCTGCTTTTCATGCTTCTGGCAAGTCTGCCTTTAGGTGTGTCATCATTGTGAAGGTGAGTCCTCATCATAAATGTGTAAAAAGTCACGGTATATCCTCCTTTTTCCGGACGCTTTTTTCTTTGCCGATGTATCAACAACAGTCGCAGGATTCAGAAAAATATCCTTTACCAGCGGATGCAGGAGCGCAATCTGAACACCGTACCAGA